TAGCGGCTACCGGTGTCGATGCCACGCGGCAGGCCGCTATGCCGAAAGCCATGTGTTATCAAACCTCGGCTACTACAACAACGGCGTACAGACGGTTGCGGTGCCGTGTGATGTAGCCGAGCCACTGTCTCACTCAGTCGCTAAAGGCTTCTTTGACGATAATGATGGGCGCTGGCTTCGCAATAACGCAGCGACCTGGAAAGAGCTGCTGAAGCATGCCATTGCCGCGCCTAAGCACGTTCCGGCACCAGAATATCGCGGAGCGCCGCGTAAGGTTGAGGACTAACCCATGAGCACACTTACCAAAGAATGGCTGCAAAAGACTATCGCTGAGCTTGAAGAAGAGCGCGATGCTGTGACCGGAGTTGTAAACGAAGATGCGGCCATGGCGCTCGCTGCGATGAAGCTAGCGCTGTCATCGCTCGAAGCGAAGCCTGTGACGCAGGTTCTCTCAAGTCGAGCGGGTAACGATACATCGACTATTGATAAAGCTCTGCCAGAAGGAACTATGCTATATAACGTCCTGCCAGCGCCGGTATCTGTGCCAGATGGATACAGGTTGCAGCCAATATCTGAATATGACGCAATGTGCGCCGCCATGCTTCAGGGTGCCGAACTTGTAACGACGGCTAACAAGTTGCGCGACGCAGTGGAAACCATACGCAACTCCGGCATTGAAATCGACGCTGAGAAAATCTTTGCAGAGCGTGATGCTCTCAACGCCCCGGTGATTCCGGATGGTTACTGCATCATGCCACTAAAGTTGACTGCCGATAATGGAGCCAAAGGCGCGCTATGCGGAGAGTTTCATGTTCAATACCGCATCGTTTGTCAGTCATGCGTAGGTGAAGGTTGTGAAGACTGTAACCATACAGGCGGGTGGGATGCTGAAATCCCCGTTGGCTGGGACACCATAAAGCGAATTCATGAGGCAGCAGTAGAAGCTTGCGCAATGCCAGCAGCACCGCAGCAGGAGGTGAAGTGATGGGCAAGTTTACTTTCGTCATTGAGTTCGAAGACGGCAAGGAGCCGCCAGTACATGCCCATATGGAAGCTTTCGGTGGGGTGATTGTTGCGGTCGCGTTCCGTGATGCATTGAGCGAGGATGATCACCAGAAGACGATCACTACCTCTCCTCAGGTGCTTAGCGAGATGCGGTGCTTTATCTGCAATGGCAAGCATCCGATAGGTGTCGCCTGCCCACTTAGGTCGCCAACAGTGGTATCGCATAATGCCTAACCCATTCGACGCATAACAAACAGGCCTCTTCGGAGGCCTTTCTCTTACGTTGATTTTGTTGAATCAACCGTCCATAATCATGTCATCGGAGCCTGAACAACTCCGGTGACTTCTGCGCATTTAAGGGGACTTAAATGCGACCACAATCTGAACTCCTCACCTTGTCACAGATGCAGAAATGCACCTGCGATTTTCTGTATTCTGCGCTACCTATCGGAGGTGGCGTATGAGTATCAAATTTTACCTCCGCGACGAGCAGGTTCGCCGCAACCTCATTGACTACATCAACAAGCAGCCTGTAAACGCAGATTTCCCGCTCGTGGTGAGTTTTGCCGACCCTAAGCGCACTCTTCCTCAGAATTCACTGTTCCACGCGCTTTGCGGCGACCTGGCTAAGCATCGCATTGAGTGGGCTGGCTCTGCGTGGTCACTTCCGTCATGGAAATCAATTCTGGTTTCCGGTCACTCCATTGCCACTGGCGGGCAGGGGAAGGTTATTGCCGGGATTGAGGGCGAATTGGTGGCAATTCGCGAAAGCACCTCATCGATGGGGATCAAACGGATGAATAGTCTGATTGAGTACACCCAAGCTTTCGCCGTCAGCCAGAACATACAGCTTCGCGATGTCCGTTACCGTGGCGATTATTTCGGGAGGCTTGCATGAATAACCCTCTCGCACGCGTCATCACAAATCATATCTTCAACGTTCCGGCGCGCCGCAAGCGTAAGCCCGCGATTAAGCCGTCCGATATCCCGACACTGAAGGGCTACACCGCCCGCCTGGTGGATCAGAAATGGCTGCGTCTCGCGGCGAGGAGAGCGCATGGCTAATTTATGCAAAGCGGCACGCGGCCGCGAATGTCAGGTGCGGATCCCCGGCGTATGCAACGGCAATCCTGAAACCTCAGTACTGGCTCACATTCGTCTTGCTGGCCTCTGCGGGACCGGAATCAAGCCGCCTGACCTGATCGCCACCATCGCATGCAGCTGTTGCCACGACGAGATTGATCGCCGCACCCGTCTGGTCGATGCGGAGTATGCAAAGGAGTGCGCGCTGGAAGGCATGGCTCGCACGCAGGTCATCTGGCTTAAAGAGGGGCTCGTAAAAGCATGAATGAATACCGCATCAGTCTCCCATGGCCGCCGAGCAACAACCGCTACTACCGGCATAACCGCGGGCGCACGCACATCAGCACAGAGGGGCAGGCGTACCGCGACAGTGTCGCCAGAATCATCAAAGACTCAATGCTGGATATCGGCCTGGCTACACCCGTGAAAATACGCATTGGGTGCCATATGCCGGATCGCCGCCGCCGCGACCTGGACAATCTGCAAAAGGCCGCGTTCGACGCCCTGACGAAATCCGGGTTCTGGCTCGATGACCAGCAGGTCGACTACTACAGCGTGAAGAGGATGCCAATCGTCAAAGGCGGCAGGCTTGAACTGACCATCACCGAACTGGAGGCTGAATGAATCACACAGACTTCCTGCGGTACCAGGCCGAAAGCGTTAAGCGCGCCAGCATGCCGCCAGTAGCAAAGCACAGCCAGACCAAAACCAATCAGCCACATAAGGAAGCCGCATGAACAGTCAGCAACTGGAATACGTACGTCAGCAGCTCATTGTGGCGACCGCAGATCTGAGCGGGGCGACGAAAGGGCAGCTGGTAGCTTTCGCCGAGAACGCACAATTCACCGCGACGGCGCGCAGCCGGGGCCGGAAGAAAATCACCGACCCGGTCACCGGCCGGAAAGTTAACCCTGACGGCCCGGCGATGAGCGCCAGCCAGTCGCGCTCCAAGGGTTCGTCTATCGCACTGGTGGGGCCGATTGAGTTCGTGACAGCATCATGGCGCCGGGCTGTCCTGTCGCTGGAAGACCATCAGAAAGCATGGCTGCTGTGGAACTACAGCGAGAATATCCGCTTCGAGTACCAGGTGGCGATCACTCAGTGGGCGTGGGCAGAGTTCCGGGAGCAACTCGGCGCGAAGAAGGTGACCGGCAAGACTATGGAGCGCCTGAAGAAACTGATATGGCTGGCGGCGCAGGACGTGAAAGCGGAGCTGGCGGGGCGGGATGCGTACGAATACCAGGCGCTGGCGGAGTTGGTGGGCGTGACTGCAAAGAACTGGTCAGAGACCTTTACAGACCGCTGGGTTGAGATGCGCCGCATTTTTCTGCGCTTAGATAGCGGAGCTTTATTGCAGGTAACGCGATCACGTTCACAACAAAAGGCGACAAATTTAGAGGCTCAAAAATGAAAAAGATTAACCAGAGCACGTTAAAAGAGCTTCTAAGTTATGACGAGAAGACGGGCGTATTTACGTGGATTAAAAAACGTCAGAATGTAGTGGTAGGAAGAGTGGCGGGGCATATAGATAGACTTGGTTACGAGAGGATAACCATTTCAGGAAAAATATATCTCTCCCATCGTTTAGCATGGCTTTATGTTCATGGATATTTGCCGGAAAAAGAGATAGATCACATAAACAGAATAAGAAATGACAACAGGATTGCCAATCTAAGAGAGGCAACCAGCCAACTAAACTCCCTCAATACTGGCATGTACAAAAACAACACATCAGGAAGCAAGGGCATTTACTTCAACAAGAAGGCCAAAAAGTGGCAGGCTCAAATTCTTATAGACGGAAAGCGCGAGTACTTAGGTCTCTACGATGATGTAAAAAGAGCGGATATAGCATACAGAATTGCTAATCACTTCAGGCTTGCAAAACTGGATTGAAACGCATATATTTCATGTAAATCTGATATCGTCGCCATAGCTTCGTAGGTCGACAAAAAATTGAGAGCCTCGCCATCGTGCGGGGCTTTGTTTTTTGTGCTTTCTGTAAACCAAGTGGTCGTTAAAAGTTAAAAATCATTTTTTACTTATGTAAAATGTGGCCTCCAGTTACAACAGAGAGTCCTCATCATGAAGAACTTCCAGCTTTATGTTGGCGGCACTAACAACATCACCTATCGCTACGAAATCAAAAAGGTGGATGATGCTTTTAGTGTTCGAATATTCAACGTCATAAACAAGGTGCACAAAGAGGTTGGTAGCAAGTCGCTTCGCTTTGTGTCAGCTCATGATGTTATTGATGAGTGCACATCGCATTACAGGAAACACGCTGAAGGCTTCAGAGGCTTTATACGTGGCTTCATGATGCGGTGAAGGTGCAACTCAACAAACAGGTCGCTCAGGCGGCCTTTTTTATTGCCTGTAGCTCAGAGGAGAGAGCACCCGCCTTCTAAGCGGTTGGTCGCTGGTTCGAATCCAGCCAGGCGAGCCAAACCCAGCCAGGGTATTTACGGCCAGAGAGCCGACATTGCCTTACCCTCATGTTCCCGGCCTGTCGCCGGGGTTTTTATTCAGGCCGCAGACAATCAATTCCAGATGCCCCGTAGCTATCGTGTCTGACGGCCTTTCCCACTACACGAACAGCACCCCGTTTTTCGGAGGTGATATGGCTAAACGTATGCAAGATAAAGAAAGCATTGCCGGAGTGTCATGGCTGATTGTCCTTGCTCTGTCATGCTGGGGCGGCCTGGTCCGATACCTTATTGACGTTAAGCAGAACAAAGCTACCTGGAGCTGGATCAACGCGCTGGCGCAAATTGCAGTGTCCGGCTTTACCGGCCTGATTGGTGGACTGATCAGCGTTGAAAGCGGACTGAGTCTTTACATGATTCTGGTTACGTCTGGCATTAGCGGAGCGATGGGCTCCGTAGCGCTTACGTACTTCTGGGAACGCCTGACGGGGATGAAGAATGCAAACCAGTGAAAAAGGCATTGCCCTGATCAAGCAGTTCGAAGGCTGCAAGCTCGCCGCGTACCAGGATAGCGTCGGCGTCTGGACAATCGGCTATGGATGGACTCAGCCTGTCGACGGCAAACCAATCCGCGCCGGAATGACAATTAAGCAGGAAACGGCAGAGCGCCTGCTGAAGACCGGACTGGTCAGCTACGAAAGCGACGTGTCACGACTGGTTAAAGTTGGCCTGACTCAGGGGCAATTCGACGCCCTGGTGTCGTTTACGTATAACCTCGGAGCCCGGTCACTGTCGACATCGACCCTTCTGCGAAAACTCAACGCCGGTGATTATGCTGGCGCTGCCGATGAGTTCCTGCGCTGGAATAAAGCTGGCGGTAAAGTCCTGAAGGGCCTGACCCGTCGGCGTGAGGCGGAGCGCGCTTTATTTCTTGGGCAATGAGGTGTCTTGTGAAAGAACTTTCTGATTACCTTGAAATAAATAATAGATCGGCAAGTGGTCTTGTATGGAAGAAATCGCCTGGCGCGAAGATTAATGCCGGAGACCCAGCATTTACGACAGTTACACGTTCAGGTTATTACGCTGGTAAGTTCTGCGGTGCGCGATTGTCAGCACACGTGGTGGTTTTCTTCTTACATAATGGGTTTCTACCAAAAGGTGAGGTTGACCATATTGATGGGGATAGGACCAACAATGATCCGAAAAACCTAAGAGATGTCAGCCGCTCTGTCAACGCGCAAAACAGGAAGAAAGCAAAGGGCTACAGCTTTCATAAGCGTATCAATAAGTATATTGCCACCATAAATGAACCTGGAACTGGTAAGCGTTTGCATCTCGGTTACTTTGAAAATGAGATTGATGCAAGGAACGCCTACCTTACTGCCAAAAGGTCATTACACATTGGTTACGTAGGAGAGCATTCGTGATTGGCGCGCTGGTTAAACGTTACTGGCTGCAACTGATTGTGCTGGCGTTAATCGGCGTGCTGGCGTTCTTCGTTAACCACTACCGCGACAACGCCATCACCTACAAAGACCAGCGCGATAAAGCCACCAAAAGTCTCCGCCTGGCTAACGACACCATCAAAGACATGCAGACCCGCCAGCGTGATGTCGCTGCGCTGGATGCCAAATACACGAAGGAATTGTCCGATGCGAAAAAAACCATTAACGATTTGCGTCGGGATGTCGATTCTGGCGCTAAACGGCTGCGCATCGCCGCAACCTGCCCTGGAATGTCCAAAGCCACCTCCGCCACCGGCGTGGATGATGCAGGAGCCCCCGAACTTACTCCAGACGCTCGACGGAATTATTTCGATCACCGGGACGGAATCGAAACCGTTAACAAAATGATTCACAGCATGCAGGACTACATCAAAGAGCAGTGCCTCAAATAACAGCCTCGCATCCGCGGGGCTTTTTTGTATCCGAATTTCACCGCGCATCTCACGCGCACTTCACCACTCAGAACCTTTCAGGATGACCCTTGAGGATGCCGGCTGGCTGTCGGAGCCTCTGAGGGCCGGATTTCCTGTGAGACAAGGTTCATCACTAAAAGGTAATTACCGACATGACAAAACAAACCGTGAATGTCTACGGCATTTCTGTCCGGGTTGACTCCGCAGGGAGATATAACCTGAACGATCTGCATGCGGCAGCCGTTGCCAATGGTGAGGCGACAGAATCACAGAGGCCGAATAAATTCATACGAAGTGCGGCGGTAAAGCGCTTTGTTTCTGCACTGGATTCCAGAGGACAAAAATGTCGTCTGGAAGAAAATCAATCACTTAACATTGTGAATGGTGGTGTTAACCAAGGCGTCTGGGCTGCCGAGTTGTTAGCTATTCGCTATGCGGCATGGATTAGGCCTGAATTTGAAATCCGCGTTTATGAAACATTCCGCGAGGCTGTGCTTAATGGGCTTAGTAATATGAACCGACTCAACCGACTTGACCTGCTGATCGCCAATGAGACCAAAGAGGTCAGCGCATGTGCCCG